CGATTAACACAGGAGGGTCGGAAGGTATATGGACTTAATTGACAGGATTGACCGTCAATACGGGGACCTTAGCTCTGGTGAGGTGAAGGAGAAGGTCGAGTCTGGCGAGTATCGTGCTCATGAGGGCAAAGGTGGCATTGCTATTACTGAGGCTGCCTCTGGGAGGCTGATTGCTGGCTCTCCTGCGTATGCTCCTACTAAAGACAACCTTGATGCTGGTAAAGATTTTGATTTTAGAAAAGCTCGTGAGATTGCGCGTCAAACAATACAACGTCCTGACGGCTCATGGATGGACGGCACTGAGTACACCATGCATAAGTTATTTGAAGGTATGGATAAAGCAGACCCCCGCCACTTACAGCTATTTATGAGTTACTTCTGGGGCAAGCCTACGGAAATTAAGCAAATGACTACAGATAAAGACCTAGTTGAAGAGCTTATCCGTGTAACAAGAGTAAGAAATGTCGGATAAAGAGCCTGAGAAGCGCCCTAGTGGGACTACTATTACTGGCGTGCAGCTTTTAGTGGGTATGATATTTATTCCTGTTGTAATGGTGTGGCTTGCACTGGGTGCACGGATCATATGGTCTGCTACGGGGAACCCAGAGACTCTTGACCAGATTGAGGGCTTGCTCACGGCCCTTGCTGTCCTTTCCCTACCAGTATCGATGGGACTTCAGAAGCTATTTGAAGCATTCGGCAATGAGATTGAGTCTAGGAGGCGCGATGACTGAAGAGTGGGGCCATGAATTCTGGAAGTTTATTATGCAGGGAGGACAAGAGTACGCTCCGTTCCCATGGCAACGCGACAAGATTCACATGCGAGCTGAAGGCTCTAGCCGAATGATTGGTGCGTGCGGCAGACGTAGTGGGAAGACCACAGCCATCATTGCTGAAGTAGTCAAAGAGCTATTTACGGAAACCCCTGACATATCTGGAATCCGAAAGCCCCCATTGGTATACGTAATCGCCCCTAACTACGAATTAGCTATGAAAATTTGGGAACCCATCTGGGAATTGTTTGTATCAGAGCGTGGTGGGCTTGAATATCTAAAAGCTAGCCATGATAAACAGAGAAAACTAATAGTTTTAAAGAATGGGGCACGTGTACAGGCCAAAACAGCCGACGATCCGAAGTCATTGCAGGGCGATAGGGTCACTGCAGCCTTCGTCGATGAAGCTCATGACATTTCTGAAGAAGCATGGGCCAACTTTATGCCAGCATTGACAGACTCTAAGGGAGTACTGCGTGCAATCGGCATCCCTCGGGGTAAAGGACGCTTCCGTTCCTACTTCCACAGGGGCGAAGAAGTGGATAACGACAGGTTCTACTCATTCGCTGTCCCTTCATGGGAAAACCCAGCCATTGACCCCAACGAAATAGAGGCAATGCGCGACGAACTAACAGAAAACGAGTACCGTCAGCACTATTTAGCTGAATGGGCCGAGGATGATGGGCAAGTCTTTAAGTCCTATGAGGATTTGTTTGTGTCTGAGACCCCAGACTTCCCTGAAGGACGCTATCTAATGGGATTAGACATAGGAAAGCTACATGATTACACCGTGGCGTACGTAGTAGACATAAATACAGGCAACTTTGTAGATATGGACCGCTTTAGTGGCGTTGATTACACTACTCTTGGTCCCAGAATAGCAGGACTGTACAGTAAATACCGCTGCCAGACAATACACATGGACGCTTCTGGAGTAGGGGAGCCTGTCATGGATATGCTGCGCCAAGAGAACTGTTCGGTCACCCCATTTAAGTTTACTAATCAATCAAAGTCAAAGATTATAGCAGGCATGGCCTCCGAGATTGAGCATAAGCGTGTACAATTCTTAAAGAATGACACTCAACTGTACAAAGAGCTGGGGTTATATGAAGGCAAGGTTATTAGTGGTGGAGCAATTAAGTATTCTGCGCCTGCAGGGTACTTCGATGACTGTGTAATCGCTGCTGCCTTAGCAATAGACAAGCTAAAGAAGCGCAGAAATACATCACGTGGCGCAATGCAAAGTGATTATGTGTCATTCGCAGGAAGTAGGAAAAAATGGTAATGGGTGATACGTACATCAATACACAAGACACAGATTACCAGAGATTTTTAACTCTAAAGAACCAAGTATTCCAAAATTACTTCCATGCAGTTGAACTAGATAACCAATACTACAACTTAGATTACCCCAATGTCGGGCAAATCATACCTACTGAGTGGGGTTCTAGGGGAATCAGACCGACCGTTCCTCCGACTGCACGTAATGCCGTTGACAATCTCGCTGACCATATACTAACAACACCACGTGTGTTCGCTCCTCCACGTCCTACCCAAGATGACATCCAGATGGAGCAAGACTTAGCCGAACGTAAGCGCCAGTTCACTCATGCATTCTGGCATCAAGTAGCTGTACAACAAGGCGATCCACTAGCGCGAGCCAAAAAGCAGGGCATTAAAGATGGACGCATTATACTTAAAAAGACTTTACGGTGGGACTCTATCCCCGACGAACCGTCCTCCACCGCAACTCGCAAGGAGAAGAGTGCCTACCGTAAAGCTATGAAGTCTGTAGGCCAGTCGCAATTTATGTGGAACGTCAAGAACTGCCCGACAGAAACCATTCTAGAGGACCCTGCTGACTGCTATGACCCTAAGTATGTCTATGAATTTTATAAGATATATGTGCATGAAGCACGCAGGATGTATCCCGAGTTAGAAGATGTATTAACTGATTATAAAGACACTGACAAAGTGGACTACGTAGAAATGTGGACTAAACCACATGGAAGTTCCCAAGGTGAATATGTCATCTGGTGTCATGGCGAGCGAATACATGACGATGTTAACCCGTATCACTGGGAGTCATTGAACTCGTCAGACGAGAATCCGAAGTACGACGGGTACGTGCCGTACGCTATTCGTGATTGCGGATGGGGTCAGATAACTGCGGACACTAAACCAGAAGAGAAGTATGTAGGCGTACTACGTCACGTACATTCAATGCTTGAGGCTGAGGCGCGGCAACTCACAGCGGTTGATATCCAAATGCGCTTCTCAACCTTTGCTCCTATTGTGACACGCAATATCTCCGAAGATACAGATCAACCTATTGAGATAGGGCCCGGAAAACGCATAAATCTTATGGATGATCAGGAAATTGAATTCCGTGCGCTACCTGAATTACCTATCAGTTCGTTCCAGCTAATTAACAAAGTCCATGACTATACTAACGAACTATCAAAAGCAAACATTCTGTCAGGCTCCGCTCAACGTGGTGTTGATACAGCGACTGAAGCTGACATGAATGTGCGTAACGCAGCAGCCAAGCTACAAGGTCCTATTAATGCCATGCGTTCAGCAATTATGGTTATCAATCGTTGGATACTCCAAGACATAGAGAAGATAATTGAGGCTCCTGTAACTATCTATGGTGGAATGAAAGGAGCGCCCAGCTCCATTGTGATTGAGCCAAAAGAGATAGCAGGGTTTTATGAGACCTATGTAGAGCTATACACCAGCGACCAATCAGCACTTGATGCAAGGAATGCTCGCCTATGGGCTGACTTGTATGCGGTATACCAAGGAGTTTTGTCTCCTCAGACAGCAATGGAACGTGGTGGAATAGAGAACCCTCAAGAAGAAATGATGAAGGCTTCTGTGGCTAGGTTGTTTATGTCAGAACCCGCAGAACAAGTAAGAACTATGATGATGCTTAATGGTTTGCAGTCTTCAGCAGAAGATGTACTTACTGCATATAGAAACGGAATGATGCAAGAAGGAGCGCAAGGCCCACCCCAAGGTCCACCCCAAGGACCGCCTCAAGGGCCTATGATGCAACAAGGGCAGAATCAAGCTACTCGCCCGACAATGGAGCAAATGATGAATCAATCACAACCAATAGTTGACGAGGCGCAACTCAACCTACAAGCACAGCAGCCGCAATCGATGTTTCAATAATGGCTGGTGAACTATCAAATCAGATGCTAAGTGCGGCAGCTCAGGCAATAGCACTCAATGCACGTGCATTGCATTATGTGGCTGATGCGTTTGCAACGGAAGAGGAGCGAGATTTTCAATCTGTACCACTCCAAGATATGTGGAATACATTTAATGCCCATGGACATGGTGATGATTTAAGATATTGTAATGATCCGTTTTGCACCCAAGCGCGACAGACAATTAGGAATATGGTGGGTCAAGAAATGCAGAAGCAAGAACAAGAATTCTTCGGTGCTCAAGGTGGAGGTGTCTAATGGCTGACCCAACTTTCAATCGCGAAAAAGCTGAGGCTGCCCTCGGTCAATGGTGGAATACATATGGAATTAACCAAAACGTCGGAGACGATACTGTAAAAAATGCCGACGGTTTTGTTGAAAAACTAATAGGCGCATCCGACCCTGAACGCAGCTTATGGTTTGATGAGTCAAATAGTTTGCTTGCACGAATTGAATCTCTACTTAGTAGAGGCGCATCTGTATCTGACGTAGTTTCAATCATGGGAAACATTTCAGCTGAAAACGATTGGTCTAGTCGT